AAATATATGTGTGCCTACAGAATCTTCGATTCGTGGATTCTCCTTCAAAGATGATGGAACAAAACTGTATGTAAGCGGTACGGACAATAACTCATCATTTGTTATTGGATTGAATACTGGATGGGACCTCAGTGCATTAACGTTGATCGGAGTACTCAATGTTCAAGCCGCTAGTGGAGACTCTACTCCACTTGATGTGTTTACAAACCCATTTGAAACTCTATTCTTTATTGGAGGTTCGATCAACAAAAAGATCTACACTTACGATACAGATGTTACTGCAAAAGCAACCGCAACTGTAGGAGTCGGAACTAGAGCAGAAACTATCGTTGATATCACAGTAACCAAACCTGGTGCTGGATACACAACTGCTCCATTACCAACTATCTCTATTCAAGGACCAATTCCACATAGACCAGCAAAAGGTTATGTAACCATTGACAATGGTTCTGTGAAAGATGTCATAATACAGGATCGTGGTTACAACTATAGAACTGCACCTGTAGCAACGATAGAAAATCCACTACCAGCAATTACTGCAGAAGCAAAGTTAAAAACAGAGAATGGGGGAGTTACAGAAATTGATCTGACAAACCCTGGAAGGGGATATAATGATATGCCCGAGTTAATCTTTAGCAAACCTGGTCCAACATATATTCCACAAGTAGATGAAGTATATGAAAGTAATGGACAAGAGTGGAAATTTGATGGGTATAATTGGAAAAAGAGACTGACTTATGGAACTGTCTATTTTGATGATGATGCAAATTCTCTGATTGAGATTAATGGTGCATTATCCTCCGTCCCAGTCACAAATTACCAATATGAGGAGAAGGTAGAGAACGATAAGAGAAATATTTACATTCTGAAAAAAGAATATCTTTCGATGTTGTTTAATGATCTTGAAGATATCATGCCATACAAAAAAGGATCTGGAGGTTATGTCTCCAGATCCCTTAAGAAGGGTGATAACCCTCGTTTGTATGATTAATTTACTTGAATAGTAAATTAAAGTATGCTGCTATAACCAAAAGAGTCAAGCAAATTTGGTTATACTTCATCAACTCTCAGCAAGACGTTGGAAGTACGACAGAGCATCATCATCTCCATCATCTGAAGATGACTTAGGAGTGATATCGGGATCATTGAACCCACCAGAAGCAGGAAGATCATTAAGTTGCTGCTTCAAATCAGCAGGAAGTTCCGATTGCTCTTGACGATTACCAAAGCTTGGAGTGAAGTTACCGCGCATATCATCTTCATTCTGAGTTTCTTCATCTTGAAGACGAGGAGTTCCTTTGCGACCAAGAACATAGTCCAAACGAGTTTGAAGTTGCTCGTAGGTCTTGAATTGATCGGCAGCAACAAGTGCCTGTAGGGAATGCTGCTTCTTCCACAGTGCCTCAAGGGCGTCGTCATCATCAAGAAGAGGACTAGGTGCTGCGAACTCTGAAGAGTCGTAGTTCCAGTAACCTGCAACCTTCTTCAACTTCAGTTTGAAGTTTGCACCCTGCCAGAAGTCGAAGGGGTTGATTGCGGTCTCATCCTCATACTCAGGTTGCATTGCTTCCATGATCTTGTCAAAGATCTTCTTACCAAACTTGTAAAGGAAGACTTTACCTTCGTTATCAGGATTTGCTTTATCCTGCACAACATAGATATTGGCATAGTAGGACAGTTTGCGCTTTTGCTTGCGAACTGTATCCTTATCAGAGTCAATACCACTGTTCCAGAGTTCACGGTTGTGCTCTGACAGGGGATCCTTCTGACCAATCGTAGTCAGAGAGTTTTCAATATACCAACCACCAGGACCTTGGAAGGCGTGGGAGTACATTTTTGCTCAAGGGAGATCTTCTCCATCAGCTGCGGGGAGGAATCGAATAACGGCATAACCGTTGCCCGTTTTGTCCATTTCGGGCTTCCAAAGACGATCATCACCGCCGCTGGAATTGCTGTTCATCTTCTCAACTTCCTTGACCAGTTTCTGTGTCAAAGAACCAAGAGAGGACTGTTTTTTTAGATTCGCGAAAGACATTGGATTACCTCAGATTTGTTTGTATTCGGCTTGTTTGTACCCGATAGGGCACTTGCGGCGAGTACGGACCTATAATAGTGCAAGTGCCCATGGTTGTCAAATTTCTTTTTCTTCTACTTGCTCCTTCATGTGACCAACCAACTTTTCCATATTGCTAAAAATCACATTCATATCAACACTCTCTGGCATGCCCAGCATGGCAGCGGACTTGACAATATTTGCCTTCATCTTCTGTGCCTCAGGATCATCAGATAATGACAATCTGGCATAAAGAACTTTTTGCTTATCGATTAGTTCTGACAAGAGATCGACATGCGATAACTTATCTTCTTTATTCATCTGATAAAAACTAAACATGTTTTTATACAGTTTTTCTTGAAGATCGTTAATATGGACAATTTCCGCCCTTACCACGTCTGAGTCAAAAAATGTCATAAAATACAGTCCTTTAAAATCTTACGAAATTTGAATATATCGATATTTAGGAACGAATCGTACTTCTTTATATTCTTAGATACTTGCTCCCAAATAGGATCTTGCAGTTTTTTGTCAAAATCCTTACTAAAATTAAATATACGATTATAGATTACTACGGTCTCAATACAGATCTCACCACTCAAGTGCTTTTTCAATAATGGTGGGTGTCCAGAATTACAGTCAAAAACCTCTTCAATATTGTATTCATCGAAGAGATCATTAGTTTCATTTTTAAAGATATAACTCAAAGACTCATTACGCTTCTTCCACGAATTATATGTGGATTCCCCTTCACGAATAAGTTGCCCAATCCACATGGCACTAGCATCTGTGGATTCAACAAAATTCGACACAAAAAAGTTAACGACCTCTTGATCGTTCTTTTGACGACTCATCTTCTCGAACCAATAACGATCCTTCCTTTTATAGAAGGATTGTAGAGAGGCACGAGTCTTACCGTTATATCTGTGGTAGTCGTATTTATCTTTCGTGAAGTGATTCTTCAATCCCAGATAAGTTTTATAAACGTCAAAGGGAGTCATTTTAACAAAAAGGGTTTTCACGTAATTTTCCCCGCGATAAATTTTCCGACTTTTTCCGAATTAAAAGATCAATTTTGCCCTAGAGGTTCGCTTGAGGAAGTTCAACTCCATTGCATCATACTTAATCTTCTCCTTCAGTGGTTTAGAAATTAGTTTAGGAACTGATTCTAAATCAATGCTATTACATTCACAGAAGTAAATGATGGCATCAATGTAGTTCATATCTTTGTTGTCTCTCACTAAGTATTCAATCTCTTGAGCAAACTTGGTTGGACAAAAAAACTTTTTCTCTAATACCTTCTCAAATTCATCTTCATTTTTACTGGGCATAGGTCTCCAGTTTGTAGGTAAGAAATTCTCTAATGTACTCTTGGAGTAACTTAATGTACTTGGTTTTGTCGCGCTCTTCATAAACAACACATTCTCCATTTTCACATGCCATAATAATGACAAGTTTTTTTACTGATATTCCAGTGAGTTCATAGAGCATACACCCATACGCCATGCACTGAACATAGTAGTGTTCAATCCACTCTACTGGTTTTGGCTTCTTTGAAGTTTTAAAATCAATAATTGCTAATTCGCCGTCGAATTCGGCAATACAGTCTACGGTTCCAGCTATACCAAGAACCTTACTATATAGAGAACTTTCTAGAGCGTGAATATTAGTGATCCTATTTAAATCAGGTTTAGCGATCTTAAAAAGATAGTCTGATAACGGTTGAACTTGAGGAAGATCCTCATTCTTTAAGTAACACTCAGTAAGAGTGTGCATATCTGTACCACGACTAGTCGCTTGTCTGGTGATTCGATCCGCCTTAGCTTCGCCAACCTTCTTACGCCACTTAGCAAAGAAGGCACGGTTCTTATGACTAGTAACAGAAGTGATGGATACTAGTTTCAGTAACTCATCAGCATCTGGTACTTGATAATAACGGACTCCATCAATAGTCTCCCTGCTAAGGGCAGGGAGATCCAGATCAACATGATTAAACATCAAAAACCTAATTCGTGTTTTGCAAAAAGATATTCCTTACAGAGACCAGAACGGACAATATCATCAAGACCAAACTCAATGATGTCAAACGATGGCATTACCCTGAGAATCTTCATGAAGTCGATGATACCATTTCTCTCATTGGTTTTTTGCAAGTCAGTTTGAGTTGCGTCACCACAGAAACAAATTTTGGTGTTATCACCTGCCCTTGTAATTATACTATCAAGTTCATGAAAATTCAAGTTTTGGAATTCATCAACGATAATAATTGCTTTATCGAGAGTGGTTCCTCTGAGGAATGAGGTAGACCAGAAGCTTACAGTGCCCTGAGTCTTCAGGTTACCATACAGCATCTCAAAGTCAGCATCAGTTGCCATCTGGAACATGTACTTGACCATGTTCTTGTAAGGAATCTGATAGATGTCTGCCTTATCCTCATGGGTTCCAGGGAGGAATCCAATCTCTCTAGTTGCTACCAGAGAACGAACAATATAGATCTTTTCATATGGCGTATGCTCATCAAGAACATCCATCAAAGCATTATAGAATGTGATAAAAGTCTTACCTGTTCCTGCTGCACCATAAGCGACAATATTCTTGTCCTCATCGAATGAATCATACAATTTAGCTTGGTTGTCAGTTAGAGGATCAATATCTAAAAGAAATTCAGAATTGATTGGTTTACGCCTCTTCATTTGTTTGGCGCTCATACCAACACCGATTGGTTGTAAGTCAGACTTTCTCTTTCTTGCCATACGTTTTGATCTTGATTGGGTTGACTGTTATTTAGAACATGATGCCACAAATACATCGCAGCACCAGAAGATGTTCCCCCATCGTGTGCAACAGGGTCAATATAAAAGTTTATGTGAGGGAATTCTGAGGCATACTCATAATTATTAACACAGTTTAAAAAATATCCACCAGACATCACTACATTTTTCGTTTCGACTTTTTCAAGAAGAGATCTAATAAGTCTAATGGTGTGCTCTCTGGTTTCATCCTGTGCTTTTTTAGCTAGGTTAGCAATGGTATCAAGATTAAACTCTTGTTTCCCAAAAGCATCTTGTGGATTCAACTTTGGATCATCATAACATCGCCTATAAGTATTTAATATAGTTCGATTATCTGTGACCCAAGTATCTGTACTTTCGTCATAGATAAACCAATCATCAGTACATGCTTTATCAGCATCACCATATGGAGAGGTTCCCATCACCTTACCAGCACTACTTATACCACTAACCATAATAAGACTATTAAAAATGCCTCCACAACTAGCAGTTGCAGACAAGACATACTTATCGTTTATTAGAACTGGTTTACAACTAGTAGAGTCTCCATTAAAACAACCATCTACACCTGGGGTATAAACTTTCTTGATGAGTTCTGCACCGTCCTTCTTAGTGAACTTATACATCGACTCAGATTCTCTGAGGTCAATGTAATCATTAAAAAGATGACCCCCGCCATCTAGAACTAGTGCTGCAGCTTCATCAAAACCAGATGCATAAAATGCATTAGTGGCATGATAAAGATGATGCTCCCAATAATAATGAGCATCACCCCAAGTAATGCCATAGTTACCAAGATTAGTTTTCACATCCTGAATTATTTTTTCATCTGTGTAATCAAAATAATTATCAAGTTTATTGATCTTACCATATGAAGAGAATATTAGATGATCCAGGTTGCGAGTGTATCTAACAATATCCATGAGGGATCTCATCATATCGCCAGGTAACCACTCCTCCTCTTTATTTTTGTTGTACCTGTCATCTTCCATATAATATATCAACTTACCATCCTCAACCAATGCGATTGATGGATGATGAGAGATATTAACTCCAAGAATAAACATAATTAAAGTTTCTTGACTGTAGATCCAGGTGCTTTTTGTGCTTTACCAAGAACCTCATTCCACTCTGGTTTTTGCTTAATCAGTCTGGACTGCCAATCACTAATCTCAACTCCCAGACCAGGAGAATTCTCAGGGGTAAAATAACGTTCCCAATCTGGGTTATCAATCTTCCACTGATCCCAATCGTGAATACTCATCTTCACATCTTTGGTTTCACCAGTTTCTTTGTGCTTTACGGGATATGTTGCCATTACTTCCACTCCAATGCTTCTGAGATGATCGGGAACTGTTCAATGAAGACGGTACGAATCTCTTCAGCAAGTTCCATGTGTTCTTTTTGTGTACCATTTGCAGTACGCAAATCCAAATAATGAGCCCACGAGCGAACATTTCCGCTCATGTAGAGTCTTGTTTGCGTGTTTTGTGGGAGCACGAAACGAGCACACTCCTTTGCCACACCCTTGTCAAGTAGTGCATTATAAACTTCAAGACTTTGCCTGAAGTGTTCTTCAATCATCGCCTCCATGTATGCTTTATCGCGTGGATTAATATCATCAATAGAGTTTTGACGATTCTTTGTATCCTGACGACGAAGATCTGGAATAGGAATTTCTAGTTGAAGTTCCTTACTGTCAGCATAGCGTTGTGAAAACTGTTGATATGTGAAGCTA